TAATCCATCACCTCTTCGGCAATCGGGATACCCTTCAGCACATCGGCGAACTTGTCGCGCAAGGCAAAGGCGCGGGCGCGCAGTTTCTTCATGCGCTTCGGGTATTGCGACCACGGTCCCTGCTTCCCTATCAGACCGGCCTTTTTCGCATCGTCGTCGGAGAACGTCTGCACATGCTCATCATCGCCGCGGCGCTTCACGCGACAGACAGCAACGCCGTTTTCCTCGGTCTCACGTACGTATTCGCAGACCGGCGAGGCGAGCACCAGAGCCAGCACAGCGTCCCCCCAGAGTGAGGGACGACCGTTGATAACCGCGATGTTCTGCAACGCCTGCATGGGCTTCAAACCGAGTTCCATGCCCCATTGAATGGCGACGAGAACATTACCAGGCTTGCCCTTGAAATCCTTCGGCACCAGTTCGCTATCAGCCAGATAGTCGGCAAATCTCAGAGCCTCATCCATCGAGCGCGGCGACAGGTCAAACGATTGTGTTTCTACGATATTGCTCATGATTTCTCCATGCGCGAGACTCGGCCGCGCGTTAGGGGTTAGAACTACGGACTACGTTGCACGCTCATGTAAAGCCTGCGCCACGCTCGCCGGATCTTCGGGGACGACCGCAAGCGTGATCGCGATCAGCAGAAGCCAGCCAGCGACCATGCTTAGTACCGGATGACGATCGGCGAAGGCGTTAAGACGTTTCATGCTGAATACTCCTGTTCCGCTGCTTCGCAGAAGAGACCGCATTCGGGTGGTGCATCGTCACGGTCAATAGGGCCCACAGGTAACTCCCGAAGGGCGAATCGCTGGCCTTTCAAGGGCCCAGATCGGTGCCGAAGGATTCGGGCCTGTTCGCCATGAAGCCCTGCAACGATGTCTTCAGAGACACAAAGTTCTTCGAACTCTTCCGGGAAGTCTTCACGAACCGCCCGGAAATATCCCAAACCACCCTTGACACAGGTTTTGCAATTGGCGTTCTTATAACCGCGACGGTATTGCATGGGGAGTAATATTCCTGCGCGCTCCACCATGGCCTTACAGTCTTCCTTTGTCAGGCCTCTATCTATCAGCGGCGCGACAACCGGGCGATCCGGCCAGTTCTCCAGCCAGTCGTCGTAACGCCAGCGTTCATCAGCCGTATAGCCGATCATGAGAACATCTCCCGGCTGCTCGAAAGCCCTCAAAAGGCCGCGCTTGATGCGCGAGGTACAGGCAGCACCTTGCCGACCTTTGATATAGCCGACGCGCCGGAACACGACGTTAATATCGGCGTCGTACTTTTCATCGCGAAGAACCGTAATCGTTCGCCCGAACCACTTCTCGCAGTCGAGCAAGAATCGACGGTTGTCGTCGTCCTCATTCTTGAGGAAAGCATTGACGATAATCGCGCGGTCCCCGTAATCCGCGAGTGCCAGTTTCGTCGCTACAGCCGACGCAGCACCACAGGAAAACTGACAGACGATCCGATTACTGGTCATGCAATTCCCCTTGCTGCGCAGTAGCCGAGAAAGACACCGAAGGCGACGACAATCGCCAGATCGATCGCGGCGGCTTTCAACACACCACCTTCAGATAGAACGTGAACACCATAAGCGCCCCGACAGCAGCCGCGCACACGCCAGCGGAGAAGGCTAGGGAGAGGTCGGCGAGGCGGAGGTCTTTTTCGGTGATCTGTTTCATGACTTGGCCTCTGCTTTATTGATTGCCGCTTGGAGCGCTTTCGGATCAAGCTTGATCACAACGCGGCATTCAGCTCCAAGCAAGTCGGTAATCACATTTGCCAGAGCATGACCAACAGCGCTAATGTGTTCTAGCGTCGGCTGGTTCGTCTTGACCAAGGCTTGGGTGCGCTCAAGCAGCACACGGCGATTGACGATCTCGCTCACTGCACACCCCACTTGTCGACCTCTGCATCGACCCGCTCCATCCACTCGTGCGCCATGATTTCGCTGTCCTGCTCGATGAACATGTGCACCAGCGCCCGCGCCATGACGCCAAACACATTCATATTCCCAGCGAGCAAGTGAGCGCGCATCGCACCCGCCGCGCCTTCGTTCGCGCTCTGCAAGCCCGCGATGATGTCGATCGGCACCATCTCTGCCATGCGCTTGACGATCAGCTCCTGCGTCCGCGCGGCGATCATCTCGTCTCGCGATTCCTCGCTGTCGATCGCGGCGTCGAGCTTGGATTTGGCGCGCTCGCATTCGTACTCGGCCATCGCCATCACTTGCTTGCTATCGATCATGTTCATGTCCAGTCTCCTAGCAGGCCAAGCCCGTAGCCTGTGAAATAGCCTTCGTGAAGCAGGCGCCGCAGCACATCTGTTCAGCGACATGCGGCCAGTAGTTCGAGCGCTTCTGCACGTCGTCCTTCAGCTGCTTGCATCCATCGCAGTGATCGAGAACGCGCACGGTCAGCGGGCGGGAGCGGAATTGGTCGAGGGACATCATTTCGGCTCTCCAAACGCGCTCTTGAGTGCAGCGATTTCGGCATTGCTTCTGCGCTCGTTGCAGTCACGTATCGTGTCGCGCAGGTTGCCGAACTCCTGATCCGCCCGGCAGCGCTGCAATGTGTATCCACGCCGTGCCATCCACCATAGGAAAATGTCGATCACATAACACTGTCCCGAGACCCAATCGACATCCTTCGAATAGCCGTGATCTTTGACGCGGATCGTTTGGTGGATCGACTTGAACAGGTCTTTCTGGTCGTGGAAGTCGCGCATGAAGCTGGGCAGATAGCGCCCATCCTTCAGCCAGCGGTCGAGTTTCGATTCGCTCATCACAGTCCCCCGCGCTCATCCGCCACGCCTTCAGCGATCAGATTCATCGCCATCGCGCGCAGAAGGTGTTCGGTCAGCGTGCCGTGCGGCAATGGCAGCGCGTTCAGTTCGATCAGGTCTTGGGCCAAGAGGGACATGGCGTTCTCCTTACTTGCCGGCGTACGGCGTGAACTTCGCTTTCTGGTACTGGCGCATCTCGCTCTCGGGATACGGCTGAAAGTTGTCGACCGGCGATGCGCGCAGATACCAGTCACCGTACGAGCCACCGTTGCCGCCGCTCGCGCCGCTGCCCGCCGCTGATGCGCTCGACGAGCCACCGAATGCGCCGGCCGCTGCGCCTACGGCACCGTTATTGCCGCCGCCGTGGTGGCCGTGATTGGCCGATGCGGTGGATGCGTGGGCATGAGTTGCGGCAAGCGCGAGAAGAAGGATTACGAGAACTGATTTCATGGCGACCTCACAGGGTTGGGTGTGTTGCTGCTGTGAGTTAATTATATGCGGCCATGAATAGATGTCAATGCGCAAATGAATAATTTTATGCGAGGGGAAACCCGGACTATTCATCCGGGTCTGGCAGGGCGCCGGGGGGGATTAAGAAGAGATGTCGAGCGCCTGAGAAAACATGCCGCTTCGCTGGGCGATTACGGCGAGTTCCAAGCACATCGAGAGTGCGACGAAGAGAAGCTGACCCGCATTTTCGGGCCGGATATTTTCGAGTGACGCCTGGGGCGCGCCGCTCTGGAGCCAGACGCGCGCGGTCGGCGGGTCCGGGTCTCCGATTACCTGTTCATGGCCCAGCTCGCGAGGCTTTTGCCGCCGTTCACCTCGGTATTTTTCAAGACTGATGACGTTTTTTTGCACCGCCTTTACTGCGATCGACATGATCATCACCTGTGCGTTTCATGGCCTCTGTAGCCCGCTCAACGATCGTTTTCTCATGGTCTGAGTGCGCCAGATCGTTGTTCTGAGCAATATTGCCACTTTCCACAGGCGTCAATGCATACCAAATAATGGTGCGTACATCTGAGCTTGAAATGTTGGCTCCCGTACGGAAGGCTGAAAGTACCGCCTGTAGGGCATTAGTAACATTATTAGGAAATTTTTCCCGCTCGCTTTCTTCGGGTATACCACTACGCAAAACGTTTGCGAATTGCATACTCGCTTCGATGTCCGCGATGAATTTCGGACCTCTACCGGTTAGCAGCCACTCGCATGTCACGTCGAACGCCTCAGCCAGCTTCACCACGGTCGCCATCTCCGGCACTGACTTGTTGCTCAGTATCCGGTTGATAGTCGGCTGTGGCACGCCTGTGTTTCGCGCAAGGGAACTCTGCCCGCGTCCGCGATAGAGCGGGTGCGCCTGCATCAGTTCGTCGAGTCGGTTGCCTATGGTTTCCATGCGGTAACTATGCGGCTGTGAATAGGAATCGGCAAATTCACATTCAATCGCGCATTGACAATCATCCATTTGCGTATAGAATGGCTTCTTAGGTGCATAACTGGAAGAAATCATGGATCCGACTCCGGAAAAGTTGCTTGCTGAAATCAAGGCCGCAACGAATCTCAGCGATACCGCCTTGGGGAAGCTACTTGGTATTTCCCAGCCGACTGTTCATCGCATCCTCCACGGTCAGAGCGGCTGCTCGTCGCGGGCCTTGTTCGCGATCTTGCGCAAGCATGCAGAAGTGACGCAGGCAGCAGCCGCCGCCTAATCCCACAACAACTCACCAACCCAAGGGGAACCTCTATGTCTCGGCGTGCTGAATTCCGCAACGAAGTCAAAACGCGTCTGCGTGATGAGGTCTACACGAGGCTTCAGGATTTCAAGCAACTCAACTTCATCGACAGCGATTCGGCCGCTCTGGCTCGCCTGGCTGAAATGCTGTTGTGTGGAATTGTCCCTGCGCAGCGAATAGGCGTCAGTGACGATTCGGACCATCAGTCCCCACGAGGGACGCTTCGGGACGCTGCATGACCGACGAAAAAAAGCAGTACACGGTGGAAATTCCCGCGGGGGAAGCAGAGTTGATCGAGCAGGGTGCAGCAGAGCAGGGTGTTTCCACCCCTGACTTCATGGTGTATTGCGTCCGCGCCTTCTCTTTCGGCATCAATTACGCAATTCGCATGCTGCCCAAGCAGGGACAACCTGGGCCGCGGGAGGACTGACATGGACTTGTTCTGCGCGGGATGGATGGTGGGTCTTATTGCCTTGTCGGCGGTCGCATGCTGGCGCGGTGCGAGGGGCTGAGATGCAATTGCCCGAACCACTGACCCCGGCTGACTGCAATCTGCGCGGCTATCGCTGGATGCCGCTCGATGTCGGCCGCGTGATCGATAGCGACCTTTTCGGTATCTCGACCGGGGATGAATTCAAGGTCGCGTTCCGGCTTTGGGCCAAGTCATGGTCACAGGTTCCGGCCGCCAGTCTGCCTGACGATGACCGCTTGCTCGCGCATCTGGCCGGCCTGTCCGAAAACATGGCGAAGTGGAAGCGGGTCCGCGCCGTCGCGCTGCGTGGCTGGATCAAGTGCTCCGACGATCGCCTCTATCACCCGGTGATCGCTGAGAAAGCTCTCGAAGCAATGGGCAAGCGCGAGCAGCACAACGATCGAGAAGACAACGAACAGAGCCGTCAGCAGCGTTACCGCGAGCGGCGTAAGGCGCTGTTTGAGACGTTGCGCGAGCATGGAATCGTCCCGTCGAAAGACGTGAAGACGGACGAACTTGAACGTCTCATAGCGTCACTCGAACCGTCACCAAGCGTAACGAAAAGCGTAACAGGTGACGTAACAGCAAACGTAACGCATGACGCACCGGCCACGGCTATAGAGAAGGACATAACCGGACAGGACATAACAAACAAAGGAGTAGTCATCGTCAGTAGTACATCCTCGCGCCCGCTGTCTGACGATTTCACCCCGAAAGATGCAGGCGAATGGCTTCGCCACTTCCGCGCCAAACACGGATTCGAAGCTGATCCGACCAACGTCAATGACCGCAAAAAGCTTTGGCCGGTCTTTGCAGGCTGGGTCAATGCCGGCCTCACGACCGCATTCGTCGACGCTGCTGTCGCCTCTGCAAGCGCGCTTTCACGAGAACCGATTGTCTGTCTGCCCCTCTACGTTGACCGCTTCATGGCGAACCAGCAGGCGGCCCGCGCTTCGCCGCAGGTCAACGCCCGCGACGAGAGTCGCCGTCGTGCCGCCGAAGTCCTCACAACCGTGACCATGAGCCCGAGCTATGAACCACCCAACGGAAACGTCATCGATGTCAACGCCAAACTCCTCGGCTGAGCCGTGGCCGCAAGATGCCGCGCCCGAGCGTTGGGTGACTGCGCTGTTCGAAAAGATGCTGCGCATGTGGGGCAATCGCTTTCTCGACCAGTGGCGTGACACGGACTTGGCTGGCGTCAAGGTCGAATGGGGCAAAGGCCTGAAAAGGCTTTCCACGGCAGAGCTTAAGGCCGGCGTCGATTCGCTCATGTCGCTCAAGTTCGCGCCGACGCTGCCCGAGTTCTACGGCCTCTGCAAGCAGATGCGCCTCCACGAAATGCCGCGGTCTGAATCGCTGACCGACCAGACGCGGGCCGATGTGCACGTCGTCGGCGAGAACATGGCAAAGATGCGCGCAATCATGGCGCCGCTTATGCAACCCAAAGAGCCGACCGCCGAATGGGCGTTCAAGTTGCTCATGCGCGGCGAGTCGTCAAGTGGCAAGGCATTGAGCTACGAATCGATCCGGGGCGCGTCTGACGCGATCAGCTCAAGCGCCGGCCGCAAGGTCATCGAGGATTGCGCCGACGCCGAGCTCAAGGCCGAGTATCAGACCATCCGCAACGGCGTGATCGAAGGCTATCGCGCTGCCGGCAAGAAACTGTGGGAGACGCCATGAGCATGAACGCCACTACGCAGCGCGCGCGTACGCGGGCCGGAAAAACTTCCGCCCTCAAGTCGAAATCGGAAGCGTCCATTTCTCGGCGAAGCCCTCATCGCTATCACCTCATACGATCCGGTTTCTGGAGAACTGACCTACTCAGCTGGCGAAAAGTCAGGTCAGCGTGCCGACTTGAGCATGATGGACGGTTACAAGGTCATCTACTTCAAAAGCCATATGTTTCGCGCTCATATCCTCGCATGGCGCCACATGAAAGGGGAATGGCCCACCTCGATGATCGACCACGAGAACACGAACAGAAGCGACAACCGTTTCTTCAATCTTCGGTTGGCTGACTATTCGCTGAATTCGTTGAACAGGCGTGAGGCTTACGCGTCCAATTCGACCGGATTGCTCGGCGTGAGCTTCGACAAGCGTGGCTATTCGAAACCTTTCCGCGCGGGGATCGAGATAAACGGGAAGAAGATTTCGCTTGGCATGTACGCGACGGCCGAAGAAGCGCATGCCGCATATATGCGAGCTAAAGAGCCTTTGATCAATTCGAAGGAGCCAGCATGACCACCACAGTCCTGCTCTTCTTCCTCCTGTCCGCGCTCTCGATCGCGCTGCATGACCGGCGCATCACGCATCGGCAATTCACCTGGTGGGCGGTGCAGTCGATCGCTCTCGCAATGTTCGTTACGGGGAGAGTGCTTTGAGCCTGGTCATCGTGCCGGTATCTCTCGAAGAGGCGAACGCTTTGGTTGAGGCGATCCATCGCCATCACGATCCTGTTGTCGGCCACAAGTTCTCGATTGGCGTCGCTTCCGAATCTGCGATCGTCGGCGTGGCAGTCATCGGTCGTCCCGTCGCGCGCGGCAATGACGACGGGCTAACGCTTGAGGTAAATCGCTGCTGCACTGACGGCACCCGTAATGCCTGCTCAATGCTCTATCGCGCTGCGTGGCGTGCCGCGCGTGCAATGGGCTATCGGCGGCTCATTACCTACACGCTGCCCGCCGAGGGCGGCGCCAGTCTGCGCGGTGCAGGTTTCACCTTGATCGGCGAGCGCGGCGGCGGAAATTGGAACACGCCGTCTCGGCCGCGCATTGATACCGCTCAGCTGCTGCGTGGTCAAAAACTTCTATGGGAGGCTACATGCTGATCGTCTCGATTGATCCGGGCCTGTCTGGCGCCATCGCAGCTTTGGACAGTGCTGGCGTGCGCGGCGTGCATGACATGCCCACTCGGCCCGTTCCGAAGGCCTCAGGCAAGACCAAAAACGAGGTCGATCCCAAGGCGCTGCGCGACATTCTGCGCAGGCTCATCCCGGCTGACGAAGCGGCGATCGTCGTGATGGAGGCCATGCATGCATTCATGGGCGGCGGTGAGGAACGCAAGGGCTCGATGTCATCGCAGGCATCACTGGCCGCTACCAAAGCGGTCATATGCACGGTCTGCGAGCTGTCAGGCTTTGACGTTGCATTCGTGACGCCGCGCGAGTGGCAATATTTTTTTGGAGTGAAGACGACGCCATCGGAGACGACGAAGCAGCAGTCGTTGCGCATTGCTCGCCAACTCTTCGGCAATCAGCATTGCCCGCTGGCAAAGCACGATGGCAGAGCTGATGCCCTTTTGCTGGGCCGCTACGCCCAACGACATTTTGTTTAACCCAAGGAGAGAACGAATGTTCACCAAGACGAAAGAATCGAGGCAAGCCAGGGCAGCGCGAGCCTGTCTGTTCCGGGGTGCAAAAGAGCGCGAGCGCGCGGCGCGTTGCTACATGGTCAGCGCGTTCATCGGCGGGCCGCCGCGCAGTGCTCCGGTCATGATGCAGATGAGCAAGCGCGACTTCTACGGCCAGCCGTTCTGACCATGAGCTACGGCAACCCCACTAAATCCCTCGCCATCGCCCGCTCCCGCATGACGCCCGAACAGTGGCAGAAGTTCGAGGCCGACTTCGAGCACTTCTGCGTGATCAGCGGGCTGGAGAGCGACGGCTATCCGGTTAGCTCTGAAACGGTCGAATGGGCGCGATGGGCCTATCTCAGCGCGTGGCCGGTCGAATGGGCGGACAACGAGCACATCCGCAACGCCTACTTCGAGAAGATCGCCATCGCCTCGATGACCGACGAGCAGGCGCAGCGCAGTCTGCAACGCTTCAGCATGTGGCAAAGGATCAAGGGGGAAGCCTGATGTTCGCGATTTCAATTCCTGTGAGGCCCGACCGTTGCGAATGCTGTCGGTTCGGTCACGCTGAAAAGCGATATGTCGCGCCGCCGATGCACTCGCTCCCCTCGCATTCCTACTTGCAGGGTATGACGGATGTAATCGTATGCAAGCGCATGCCGCCAGTCGCCAATGCTGACGGCAACGGTGTTTCGCCAGTCGTCCAAAAGGGCGACTACTGCGGTGAGTTCGATGTGAAGGGAGAGACGGCATGCCAGTGAGCGTGATGAAAGTGATTGTTTGTGCGCTGGTCATCGCAGTTAGCACCTATGTCAGATACAAGTACTGGTATCGCTGCTTCTAAGGGGAAACGAAATGATCATGAAAGAGTGCAACAGCGGCGAATGGCTGAGAGAGGCAAAGAAGCGCATGGACAGGCTCACGGTGCTTCTCGCTGTCGAGCGACACGAGCAGGCTCTGGCAGAGGCGCGGGAACTGATCGCGGCCTCACAGATCCTGTACGGGGAGATTGTCAACGAGCAGCACAAGCAGTCCTAAATTTCTTAACTAGACGATAGGTAGAAACTATCATGCCGGGAAATATTGGAAGGCCAAAAGGATCACCAAAGACAGGCGGCCGTCAGAAGGGAACGCCGAACAAGACGACGACCGCCGTCAAGGAAGCGTTCCGGCAAGCGTTCGATGACTTGGGCGGAATCGAGGCGCTCGTCAAATGGGCGTCGGCGAACCCGACTCAGTTCTACCAGCTTTTCTCGAAGCTGATCCCAACCGAGATCGACGCGACGCTCAGCGGCAAAGACGGTGCGCCGGCTGTTCAAGTGAAAATTGTCAAGTCCGAAATGCGTTGATATATCGGAAACGGTATAAAATGCGCGGTAATCCTAACGAATTGGACTAAAGCCATGTCGATTGCTATTTTCAAGCCGCTCGATCTCGCTGCTGGAGAGGGCGAAAAGGTATGGGGGAAGCTGGTTCAGCGCGTGATCGATGAGTCTGAGCTCGAAGCGTACAAGTCCGAGGGCTGGTTCACGGACGCCAACGAGGCGTTGACGGCAGCTGACACTGCTGCGGTCGAAGCCGAGAACGTCGCACTTCAGTCGCAGATCGACGAGGCTACGAAGAAGCTCGACGGGCGTACGAAGGCTGCGCGCGAGGCGAAAGCGGCTGAGCAGAGCGCGCCGTGAAGGCTCCCAAGTCGTATTTCGTTGAAAACGGCCTCGCAGAGCTTGGACTCTCCGGGGTCGTTTACGATTTCCCACCCGAGGAAATGGCGCGGATCTGCAATCGGCTTGATGCGAACCTCGCCGAGCTTGAAACGAAGGGCGCGCGGATTCCAGGCTGGAGCTATGCCGATACGCCCGATGTGGCGAACTCGGCGACCGTCGTGAATATCCCGGTGGGGCTCGTGAATCTCGTGGTGCTGTCTGCTGCGATCGTGGCCGCGCCGAGCATCGGCAAGAACCTGTCGTCGGTCACCGTGGCTCAGCTCAAGCTTGCACGCGACAACCTGCTTTTCTTCGGCAAGACCGTGCCTCAATATCAGCGGCCCAGCAACATGCCCGTTGGGAGCGGAAATCAGCCGTGGGCGGATGGCGTGCAATTCTATCCGCAACGCCCACCACGCTTAGATGCCGGTCCAGATTCGCATATCGATCCAGATATGGAACTCTGGAATGGTGACAACAATATTCTGGGGATTTGATCGTGCTGACTCAGTCTCAACTCAAAGAAATCGTCCACTACGACCCGGAAACTGGTGTTTTCACTTGGGTGAAGAGCAGCGGTAACCGCGCCGCTGGGCAGCGCGCCGGCTCTACAAATGGGAATGCGAAGGGAAAGAAATATCGCCGCGTCTCGGTTAATGGCCGACTGTATCTGGAGCATCGCCTTGCGATTTTCTGGATAACGGGCGAGTGGCCTACTCATCAGGTCGATCATGAAAACCGAATCGAGTCTGACAATCGTTGGCTAAACATCAGGCATGCAGCACCCGGTCAGAATATGTGCAATCGCGGCCAATTCAGCAACAACAAGTCAGGCGTGAAGGGTGTCCACTGGAGCAAGCAGCAGAAGAAATGGGCTGCAATGATCAATTACAGAGGCAAGCAGCGTCTGCTGGGTCACTTCAAGGATCTCGACGACGCGAAGGAATTCATTGGCCTTGCACGTGATTTGACGCACGGCGAATTTGCCTGCCACGGAGCCTGACATGCCAACGATCAACGATCTACCGTTCAACCAGACGCCGCAACAGAGTGATCAGGTGCCGCTCTATTCGTCGTCCAGTGGCACGACTCAGCGCACATCGCTGAATCTGCTGCTTCAGGCTCTCGCTCAACTCCCGACCGTCCAGCCGGTGGCCGGCTCGGGTGAGCTGTGGATCGATGTCTCGGCCGGCAACGTCATCAAGATCGCACTCTAGGAGGCTTCATGCCTGCAACGAAGAAGAATCCGCACTGGTCAGAATTGCCCGCCGCACCCGCAACGCTGGCCGATCCGTTTGGCTTCCGTCGAGATGTGTCAGTCGCGCTATCGCAGATCGCCGCAACGGCCAATGTCGTGCAGTCGAAGGCGCTGCGCGACTGGTTCATCGCGGTGGCGAATCAGGCTGATCTGATCGCGGGCGGCACTGGCTCAGGCGTTGGCGGGGGCGCGTAATGAACGTCACGGCTATCAGCTCACTGAAGAAATTCCACCTGGTCACGGCTGCGTCGACGAACCAGAACTCACTCTCGGCTGTTCCTACTGGCCTTGACGGCTTCTGCGCGTGGTCGTCGGTCACGTGCTACCTGAAGGTGTTCGACAAGGCCACAGCGCCCGTTCTAGGCACCGACGTTCCGGTGATGACGTTCCAGATCCCGGCGAACGTACCGCAGCGCATTGATTGGGGCGTTGAGACATGCGCAATGAAGCTCGGGCTGCAAATCGCCGTGACGCTGAACCCGGCCGACAACGATGCGACGGTGCTGGCCGCAGCAAATACGTCGGGCGTTGAAGTCTTTTACTCGCCTCAGTCTGGAGCCTGACCATGAAGAAAGCTCATCCCGGCTTTGAATCCGCACAGAAGGGCATCGCGCGCAAGGAAGGCATTCCGATGAAGAACGCGGGCGCGATCCTCGCAAGCGCTGCGCGCAAGGCGTCGCCGTCTGCGAAGAAGGCCAATCCCGCTCTCAAGCGCGTCGCGAAGAAGAAATAATGGCTCAAGTCCCGCTCGCCAGTGTTCAGCCGTTCTCGGTGCCACTCATGTCGGGCGGAACGGTCACGACTGACGACGGCAATGTGCAGGCGGAATTCGCGGTCAATCTCAAGCTGCGCCAGATCTCGACGAACCAGAAGGCCGGCACGCCGACATCGCACGGCGGCCTCACGCAATGGCTCGCATCGTCGGCAACCGGCGAGTCAGATCGCGGCGGTATCCTGTGGAACGGCATCATGTACCGCGTACAGGGCGCATCGGTCTATTCCTATGCGACGGACGGCACGCGCACGAAGCTCGGCACGGTGGCGAATGACGGGCTGCGCTGCCGGCTCGATTACAGCTTCGACTTCCTGTTGATCGTCAGCGCGAACAACCTGTACTACTACACGCCGAACGGTTTCAGCCACATTACGGGCGTCTCGATTCTGGACGCGGGCGCGGGATACAACGCAGGCGACACGATCACGCTCGGCCCGCTCGGCATCTATGCGACGTTGCTGGTGACTTCGGCGGCTGGTGGCGTGACTGGCGTCAGTATTCAGAACGCGCCGCAAGTGCTCACGCAGTTCATCCCGCCCAACCCGGTGGTACAGACGCTGTCGAGCGGCGGCGGCACTGGTGCGGCGTTCAACGTGACATGGACAAGCCTCGGCAACTTCATTCAGGTCGACATGAGCAAATCGGCCGGCATCACGCCGATCGTCGACGCCTGTTTCATGGCCGGTTACGTGGTGGTGACGGACGGCGTTGACGTCTGGTGTAGCTCGCTGGTCAACCTGACGTTCTTTCCCGGCTTCTTCGGCAGCGCTGAATACGATCCGGACGGCATCACCTATATCTACAAGCTGAACAATCAGCTCTACATCGGCGGCAAGAACACGCACCAGACGATGGCGAATACGGGCGGCAACAACTTCCCGTTCACCGTGCAGCAGTCGTACACGTTCGACATCGGCTGCGTCTCGCGCCAGACCATGTGCTATTTCAATCGCTCGCTCGCATGGATCGGCGGCGGCCGGAACATGCCAAACGGCGTGTGGATTCTCAACGGCAACGCGCCGGCCAAGATCTCGTCGGCTGCGGTCGACTTCGAGATTGCGAAGCTGACAGCCGATCAGGTCGCGGTTGTGACGCTGGAGGCGATCTCGTTTGAGGATTCGGAACTACTGTATGTGCATCTGCCGACGAAAACGCTCGTGTTCGACGCAACCGCGACCGTCAGCGAGGGCATCAAGTTCTGGACGCAACTGAATAGCGGGGCAACCGATGCGGACTTTTACCGCGCGCGCAATTTCGTGCGCTTTAACGGCATGTGGGCATGCGGCGATCTCGCTGATAACCGCGTTGGCTTTCTGGATAGCGCTACTGGCGGTCATTACGGCTCTCCTGTGATGCACCGGTCAACCGGGCCGATGGCGCTGCTGCCGCTGGTCTCTGCCGGGCTGCGATCGGTCGAACTGAAGTGCATCACCGGTCAGGCGGGCGACACGTCGCGTATCTCGATGCAGTACTCGTCGGACGGCATTCGCTGGTCGCAGATCCGTTATGCGTCGGCCGCGCCGCGCGCCGCGTATGACCGGCGCATAAGGTGGCTGCCGGCCGGGCTCGCGCGCGACAAGATGCAGGTTCGGTTTGTGCATGTGACGACGCAGCATGTCACCTGGTTTCAGGCGATGGTTGAACTTGAGGCGCTTGCAACGTAATGGCCAACCTATCGCGCATCCCGCAACAGTTCCTGACCGCTGCTCTGAACGGTGATTCAGCCGTTGCAGACGCGCTCGGGAACGTCGTGAACGGCAGCGCGATGAATGGCTATAGCCCGATTGTATCGAGCGGCACCGCATCGGGCGTGTGGGCGCAGATCGGCACTTTGACGTACGTGGAAATCACGCTCGTGCTTCCGACGAGCGGGAAACCTACGGTAACACTTCCATTCACTCACCAAGGATTGAGCAATCAATTTGCGGTGATCGGCGGATGCTCAGATGGTGGAGTAGCGATCAACGGTCTATGCGGTCCCGAGTCATCCGTTATGACACTTTCTCGTTACGATGGGGCGCCATTACCTGCCGGAACCTATTACATTAGTGGTACATACGAAAGTTCTGTCGGGTGACGATATGCTTACTCAAGAAAGACTGAAAGAAATCCTAAAATATTCGCCAGAGACTGGCGAATTTGTATATTTGGCTCCGAGAAAAGGCGGAAGCGGAATCAAGTCCGGGGATATCGCGGGCGATCTGTGCACGTATGGGTATAGACGGATCGGGATTGACGGCAAGCGATATCGGGCGTGTCGCCTTGCCTGGCTCTACATGACCGGTGAGTGGCCGGAGAAGCACATCGACCATAAGAACGGCATCAGATCCGATGACAGATGGGAGAATTTGCGGCCCGCGTCAGTTAGAGAGAATGCGTGTAACAGAACTGCCAGTCAGAAGAACTCTATCGGAATCAAGGGCGTTGGTGTTCGAGATATTAAAGGCACGACATACGCATATGCCGATTGCCGATCGGGTGAGGTTCGAGTCGCCAAGTTTTATAACGTTCGCAAGCTTGGGTTGATGGAAGCGGTTGCTCTAGCTGCTACTGCGGTAATGTCCGCTCGCGAAGATCTTCACGGTGAGTTCGCCAAACATTAAGGGGTGAATCATGGTCGCAGCAGCAGTAGGCGCAACCGTCGTCGGTGGTGTCGCCAGTTCCGCCATGTCAGCGAGTGCCGCAGGCAGCGCAGCGGACGCACAGTCGCAGGCGGCGGCGAACAATCTCGCGCTCGCAACGAAGCAGTACGACACGATGCAGCAGCAGATTTCACCGTATCTCGCGGCCGGCCAGACCGGGATGACCGGATACGAGAATCTGCTCGGCGCTAACGGCACGGACGCGCAAAACGGCGCCATCGGCCAGATCAAGAACGGCGCTCAGTATCAGGGCGACATGCAGACGGCGAATCAGAACATCCTCGCCAATGCGTCGGCGACTGGCGGTCTGCGCGGATCCAACACGAGCAACACGCTCGCCAACACGTCTATCAGCACGCTCAACGGCCTGATCACCAATCAGCTTGCTGGATACGGATCGCTGATGAACAACGGCCTGAACGCGATCAGCGGCTCGCAGGCGGCGAGCAACGCATTCCAGGGTGCGGCGACGAGCGCGAACAACCAGAACGCAAACGCTCAGACATCGCTTGCCGGTTCACTGTCGAATTCGTTCAGTTCCGGTATCGGCTCGATCACGCAGGGCATCAACCGCTATGCGACGACCAGCAGCGCGAACAACCCTGTCTACGGCACGACGGACGCTGGCAATCCTATCCTGTTCACGGGGACGTAAATGGCCGACCTGATCGACTTCTCAAACATCGGTAAGGGCATCGATACCCAGATGGGAAATGATGCGCTGACCGGCCAGCAACTGGGCTTCAATGACGCGACGCTCGGTGCTAAAGCGCAGGCATCGAACGCGGCCAATGCTGCGACCGTCTCGAATGCTGGCTTGCAGATCAGCAATAACCAGCGCCAGCAGGCATTCCAGATGGAATCGCAGGCGCTCGCATCGAATCCGAACGCCACGCCGGCCGACTATCAGGCGCTCGCGGTCAAGTATCCCGAGTTCGCGCAACAGGTGAACCAGAACACGCAGCAGGCGCAGACGAACTGGCAGAACATTCGCACGCGTATGTCGTCTGATGCCGTGGCGACCGTGGCCGGAATGCAGGCGCGCTTGCAGGCGAACGACGTTCCCGGCGCGCTCGATCTGCTCGAACAGCGCGCGGTGCGTCAGGAGAACTACGGCGATACCGCTGGCGCGGCGCAGACGCGCTCGTTTGAAGCGCTCATCAACCAGAATCCGGAAGGTGCCAAGCAGCTTGCGTCGAGCATCCTGAATGCAGGCAGCGCCAACACCGCGGGGGATCTGTATGCGAATCAGGCGAACCAAGCTGGCGCGGTCACTGCGCAGGCAACAGTCCCGGCGAAAGTCGCAGCGGCAAACGCTGGTGCTTCTCTGGCTGGAACACAGGCCGCCTATGCCCCGGCGCAGGCCCAGGCGGGAATCAATGCGACGAACGCTCAGACTGGATTGACCACGGCGAATACCGGCCTCGCCAATCAGCAGATCGTGATGCCGCCCGCGGCGATCGCAGCAGCGCAGCCGGAATACACGGCCGGCCAGACGAATCAGCAGCTCTCCGACCAGTCCGGCGAGCTCGCGAACGCATTCAGTTCGGTCCAGAACGGCGGCACGAGCGGCCTGCTCGGCGCCACATGGGACCAGGCTGGCCGCCGATGGACCGGCGACACGTCGAAGCTTCAGCAGCTTCGGCAAGAGGCGTCGAGTCTTGTCACGCAGGCCGAGACCGCGAGCATGGTCAACGGCAACTTCACGGATGCGTCGACCGCTCGCGCGGTGCAGAACGTGCCGCAGATCACCGACAGTCCGCAGGCTTGGGCGTCCTACCTGCAAGCGCGTCAGAAGTTCCTCGCATCGAAGGCCGCATGGTCGAACGCGCGCGGCGATTGGGCGCGCAGCAACAACGGATCGTTCGGGCCCGCCTATCGCGATATGACCGTGCAGACGCCGAACGGCGCAGCTTTCGTCAAGGCCGGCGACAGCTTCACGCAGTTCAGCAAGAAGGCAGCGCCGAGCTACTACACGGCGCCGGGTGCTAACTCTTTCGATCCGACGCAATGAGCGATCCGACCTTTCCTGTTTCGTATAAAGACCCGGTCTACGCGGCGGCCGATCAGGCGGCGTCGGATGCAGCCGGTATTCCGCCCGGCCTGCTGTCGAGCGTCCGGCTCGCCGGTGAGAAGTCGAACGCCAATCAGGTGAGCAGCGCGGGAGCGACGACGCCGTATCAGATCACGGCCGCCACGCGCGCGGCGATCATCAAGAAATACAACATCGACCCGATGGCTTCGCCCGAAGCGGCGGCGCTCGGCGCGGCCTACCTGCTGAAGGAAGGCATGCAGCGCACGGGCAGCGCGGCCGGCGCAGTCACGCAGTACATCGGCGGCACGGACCCGGCGAACTGGGGCGGCCAGACGCGCGCGTACACGAATCGCGTCATGTCGCACTTCACGAAGGGCGGCGGCCAGGATACACCGCAGCCCGACGCCGCACCCACGCCTGCCGCGCCGCTGCCTAGCGCTGCATCGTATGGGCTCGATCCGTCCGTGGTGGGGACCGATACGGGCGCGCAGCAGCAGCCGACGCAGATGGTCGCGCCGACGAGCGCTGCGGTCGCGCCGGGGGCTGGCGTCAATGCGCAGATCGTCGCGGATTACAACGCGGGGCGCCTGTCGGCTGCCGACATGGATGCGGTAGACGCGCGCGTGAAAGCGGGAAAGATTGCGGTCGATCCTACGCAGCTTGTGAGGCCGTCGAGCGCCGCCGACAACGCCAATGCTGGAGTGGGTTCTAGCCAAAATCAGGCGACGCCCGCGCCTCCGAAGACGATCGGCCCGAACACGCTCGCCGCGCTCCAGAACAACACCCTAGCCCCCGATCAGCTTGCGCTGGTCAAGCAGGGGCTTGCGGATGGTTCGCTGGTGCTGCCGCAAGGCGCGCAGGCTACACCGTCCGGCCCGGATGGAACCAGCGGATGGAATCCGCTCGGCGGCGTTGCATCTGATGTGCAACTGCCGACCGGGCCTGATACGCGCGTCGCTCCGGCACAAAGTGGCTCGACGATGGGCGACATCGCAGAGAAGGGCGTTGGTGGCGTCGCCGGAAGCCTACTCGACATCGCGGCGGCCGGTGGTCGGATGGTCGGCGCGAACGACTTCGCCAATCAGGCGGTCGACGCCCGCAACCAGATCAATGCACAGGTCGCGCGCGACACGAGCGGCAGCCTGCCCGGTAAGGTCGCGGGCGTAGTTGGATCGGCCGCGCCATACGTCGCCGCCGGCGGCGCTTCGTTGCCGACTGCTGTTGCCGGTGGCGCTGTCGCCGGCGCAGTGCCTGCAATCGCCGACAACAAATCAGGCGCGGAGATCGCGCGCGACGCCGCGGTAGGTGGCGCCGCCGGCGCGGCCGGCCTCGGCATCGGTAAGGCTGTCGGCAGCGGACTTGCGGCGCTGGCCGAGAATCCGACGATCGCGAAGGGCATCGCCAAGGCGCAAAGCTGGTTCGGCAAGACGCCATCGGCGGCAACTCAGGCATCGGCCGCGGGCAACGCCGCAGACGCGCATGTCGCCGCTGACATTGCGCAGGCATCAGGCAACACGCCCGACCAGCTTGCGACGAAGTTGGAGACGGCACCGACGCCGCAGACGCCCGGTTACACGCCGACCGCCGCCGAATTGGCGAACGATGCGAACGTGACGACCGTTCAGAAGGCGGCCACGAACGCCAATCCGTCGACGTTCGCCAACGCGAGCGCGGACAACGACGCGGCGATCGCGCGCCAACTCGCGCAGCAGGGCACGCCGGCCAATCCCGGCACGCCGGCCAATCCGCAGGCCGCAGAGCAGGCCGCAGAAGCCGCCGCGCAGCACAGCGACGCACTGGCCGCGCAAGGGCAACAGGAGGTTCAGCCGCTCGCGCAGGACGTGGCACAGAAGCTCCAGACTCCGCAATTCGACGCGCCGGTGAAGCTCGCGCAGCGTATGGCAAAGGATGAAGGATCGACGGTGTTCGATGACTTGCAGAAGTCGCGGCAGGCGGACGCCGGGAACACGCTTCAGCAGATTATCGGAACGCCCGAGCAACTGGAGTCGTTGAAAGAGGCTCGTAGTGCGCAGGCAAATGAGGATGTTCAGCAGGTTTTCGCCAACGCTAGCGATGTGAATGTAAAGCCGGTCGTCAATACGGTTGACTCGATTCTTAACGGTTCGTCGGGGAAGCGTGATGCTGTCAAGTCTGTTTTGACCAATATCCGATCAAAACTAGTGGGCGGAACATCTACCGAAAGTACGCCACCATCCACATTGATTGGAGAAAGCGGCGCTCCTCTGATACCGGCCACTTCCTCAACCAAGACGGTGTACGAAACCGACGCGCGGACGCTATATGACTCAGTGAGAAAGCAGATAGACGATCTGCTTGACCCGCGTATGGCAACGTCTAACCCGGCCGGCGTGCAGGCGTCGCGCGAGCTGCTGCGTGTCAAGGAAGTGCTCGACAAGCAGCTTGAGAAGGCCGCGCCGGGGTTTCAGGGCTATCTGGACAACTTCAAGCAGGCATCCGCGCCGATCGACGCCATGCAGTCGGTGCAGAGCCGGCTGTATAGCGCTGTCGATCCGGTGACAAATGAGGTCGATCCGGGAAAACTGGTCAACGCCATCAACAGCGTCAAGACAGAGCAGATGAAGCCCGGTGCACGCGCGGCTGACAAGGTGCCGCAAGACACGATCGATGCCCTGACTGAACTCGCGCGCCACCTGCAAAACAAGAGTGACCTGACCGGCCTTCCTGGCGAGGGTCAGGAATTCATCCGGCAAGCGCTGGCAAAAAATCCGAAGTTCGCAGCTGCGCATGAGGAATTCAAGGGCATTCTCGGCAAGCGGTCGCCCTCGTACAGCGAGTTGCACGGCGCGCACGCGCAGAACGTCTCCACGATCGAATCGCAGCGTACCAGTCAGACCGCACTCGCACAGGCGCAGGAAGCAATCCAGAACGCCGACTCACCCGCTGGGCTGCGCAGCATCGAGAAGATGCTCCCGGATATGGAGGCAGCCGACCACGCGAAGGCTATCGCATTGCGGCAGCAGAAGGCGCGTGAGCTTGCAATGGGCGAAGTGGCAGAGCGCAACAAGAACGCCGCAGGGAAGACCGAGTTCAACCGCAATCAGTTCCGCTCGACGGCCGACAAGTATTCGCCCTACATGTCAGCGCAGGACGCCAGCAAGTTCGGCAACGTCGCCGATGATCTTCTCAACCAGACGACGAGCTACGCCAAAACAGGGAAGATCGCCGGCAGCGACACCGCGCAGAATCAGAGTGCCATCAAGCGCTTCGGCAGCAACCTGGGCTCGGCGCTGAAGGATTCGGCGGTGCAGGGGTTGATCACTGGCGGCGTCGGCTCTGCGTTCGGCCCGGTGGGTGCTGTCGGCGGCATGGCGGCCGGCGCGATCACTGGCGCACTGACGCGTACGGTCACGCAGAAAGTCTCTCAAATTACTACGGAGAACGCAGCAAAACTGCTCTCTAACGGTAAACTCCTGGCATCGGCATTGCGCAACTATGAATCGCTGGCCGCGCGCCGGCTATTCGTGCAGCAGCTTTCCGCGAAAGCGGGGTTTGTGGCAGGCGCCGCTACCGCAAATCAGTTCAACAGTCGTCGTTAGGACACCCCATGAACACACCGGCCTTTGCAGTCGAGCGATTTCAGGATGTGTACGCAGAGCTTCTGCCGCTGCTGCACGAGCATTACGATGAGATCAGCATCCACAAGCAGATGGGCTATGACCTGAAGCCGAATGTCGCGCTATACAGCGCGTCGCAGGATGCCGACCAGCTGATGATGATGATTGGCAGGCTCGATGGACAGATCGTCGCGTACTTCGTGGCTTTCGTCCGGCCTGGCATCCACTACGGCGATTGCATGGAAGGAATTGGCGACGTTTTCTATGTCGAACCGACGAGGCGCGGACTTGATCATGGCCGCGCACTCTTTGCCGCGACTCGATCTGAGCTAGTGCGGCGCGGCGTCAAGTGCTGGATGGCAGGTGAAAAGCTGGCATTCCCATGCGGAGACTTTCTGCAAGGAGAGGGTTTTGAACCTTTTGAAAGGAAATGGGTGCAATGGCTCTGACCAAAGAAGAAAGGCTATCCGCTGTCTGGGACCGCGCAACGGCGCGCTTCGACCGCGCATATGGACCGCAGCAGCAAATCCGGCTTGCCGCGCTTGAAGATCGCCGCTTCGCCTTCGTCGACGGTGCACAGTGGGAGGGCGGCCTCGGCGCGCAATTCAACAACCGCCCGCGCTTCGTCGTCAACAAGACGCAGAAGGCCGTACGCCGCATCGTCTCCGAGTACCGCGCCAACGCGATGACCGTCAACTTCCGGTCGAGCGACGACGACAGCCGCGCGGATGACCTTGACGCGCTTCGCATCGTCTACCGTGCCGACGAGCAGTACAGCGGTGCGCAGGACGTGTACGTGTCAGCGTTCGAAGAAGCCGTCTCCGGTGGCATCGGCGCGTGGCGCCTGACGAACGATTATGACCATCGTGCGGAAACGGAACTGGACGACGATACGCCGCAACGCATCCTCTTCGAGCCGATCAACGACGCGGACATCAGCGTCTTTTTCGATCCGGACAGCCGTAAGCTGGACAAGTCGGACGCCAAATGGTGCGTGGTGCTGAACCCGATCAGCTGGGACACGTACACGACGGAATATCTGGGCGATGCGGTCACGCTCGCAGAGCGCCCGTCAAGCTTCAAGATGGTCCGCTCGCTCAAACAGTTCGACTGGTTCACGAACGATGCCGTCTACATCGGAGAATATTACGAGGTCGAGCAGAAGGCCGAGCAGTATTCGGTGTGGCAGGAGCCGAACTCGAAGCTGGAGCAGAAGGTGTATGCCGGTCTCGATGCCGACTCGCGCGAAGATGCCGCCGAAGAAGAGGCGCACTGGAAGTCGGTCGGCTACGTGAAGGTGCGCACCGGCAAGCGTAACCGTAAGCGCGTGCGCAAATACTTCCTAGACGGCTCCGGCATCCTGAAGGAGTGCGGCTATATCGCCGGGACCGAAATCCCGATCGTGGTCGTCTTCGGCATCCGCCAGATCATTGACGGCATCGAGCGCTTTCAGGGCGCCGTGCGCCTCGCGAAGGATTCGCAGCGCCTGTACAACATGCAGATCAGCACGCTCGCCGACATCACCGCATTCACGCCGCGCGAGAAGCCGATCTTCACGCCCGAGCAGATGGCAGGGCATGAACTGACGTGGGCCGGTGATCTGGTCAACAACAATCCGTATCTGCTGATTAACCCGGTAACGGGCGCAGATGGGTCGAGCACTATGGCGGGCCCGGTTGGCTACCAGAAGCAGCCCGATGTACCACCCGCGCTCGCCGGTCTGGTGCAGATCACCGCGGCCGACATGATGGACGTCACAGGCGGCGATCTGGCAGCCAATCAGGTCGTTTCGAACACGTCTGATGCGCTGGTGAGTCGTGTGCAGGCGCATCAGGACATGCAGGTCTATATTTTCACCGACAACATGGCGCGCGCGATGGAGCGGTGCGGCAAGATCTATCTTTCGATGGCGTGTGAGATCTACACCGAAGAGGGGCGCCGGTTTGCCTCGATCGGCGAGGACAACACGACCGAGACGACGAAGATCAATGTCCCGACGCTCAATGCCCAGGGTGATCCGGTCATTACGCGCAGCTTCACGCCGGGGCTCGACGTTTTCATCGACGTGGGGCCCGCATTCAACAGCCGCAAGGATGCGACGGTGAACGCGCTGTCGAAAATCATCCCGGTGATTGCCGACCAGCAGACGCAGCAGTTGATGGTCATGACGCTGGTCAAGAATCTGGACGGCGAGGGGATGGAGGATCTGGCCGAGTTCGCGCGTAAGCAGCTCGTGCAAGCCGGTGTGGTCAAGCCGACCGACGAAGAGAAGCAGGAGATGGAGCAGCAGCAGGCAGAGGCCGCAAATGCGCCGCCCGACGCCGCCACGGTCGCGCTGCTGGCGCAGGCACGCGAGTCCGATGCCAACTCCACGAAGTCGCAGGCGGCAGCCGTGCAATCGCTTTCGACTGCCGAACTCAATCAGGCTAAGGCCGCGCAGGCTGTTTCGCAGACCAACGCCTCGCAGCTTCAGACGATCATCCACATGTTGCAGGGCATGCAAGGCAATGTGCAGGGCACCGCGGCGCAGATCAGCGCGAGCCAGCCGCAACACCCGATGGACGGCAAGGTGAACGCAGCCATAGCGAGCGGCAACGCGGCGCCATCGCCGGGGATCAATCCGCTGCATGGCGTGCAGCAGGTCGAGCCCGATCCGACCGCGCAGCAGTTGACGGCCGGCAATGTGGCTGCGCCGCCGCAAGTGCCTGTACATGCATCTAACCATCCTGCTGTCGGCCGATGAGCGACGATGCGCTCTATGCGCCGGGAGACTTCGCGCTACCTGACTGGGCTGAATGCCTGCTGACGCAGGGGCCGCGCTACACCATCTTTCACGGTGGGCGCGGCTCGGCTAAGTCAATGTCCGTGGCTACCGCGCTTGTGCTGCGCGCCGCGTCCGCGCCGCTGCGCATCCTGTGCTTCCGCGAAATTCAGGAGTCGATCGACGAGTCTGTCAAGGCGATCATCGAGCAGCGCATCAAAGACGCGGGGCTCGAATATTTCTTCAACATAACGAAGCGGGAAATCGCCGGCCAGAACGGCAGCAAATTCATCTTTCGCGGGCTCAGCGACGAGACGAACGATTCGATAAAGTCGCTCAATGACATCGACATAGCTTGGGGCGAAGAAGGGCAGGCTATATCGAAAGACTCACTGCAAAAATTCCTGCCGACGATCCGTAAGGACACGTCCGAAATCTGGTTCACGCTTAACCCAGAGCTGGACACCGATCCGGTATACACGACGTTCATCCAGAAGCGTCCGGCGAACGCGCGCATCATCGAAGTGAACTGGGACCGGAATCCGTTCTGGAATGCTGCGATGGAAGCGGAGCGTCTCCGCTCGAAGGCCGACGACCCGGACGATTACGACCACATCTGGGAAGGGGTGCCGAAGTCAGCGATTGCGGGCGCTATTTACAGGCGCGAGATGCATATGCTCGCCACGCAAAACCGTATCAGGCCTCTCGTCGCCGATCCGGTGCTAGGGCTGCACGCAGTCTTCGATTTGGGGATTAACGACATGATGGCCGTAACGGTCGCACAGGCGGATATCAGCGGGGCACGCCTTCTCGACTATCACGAAGACAGCAACTATGGGATTGACCATTATTGCGAATGGCTGAAGGATACGGGACGCAAAGACGCAATAATCTGGCTCCCGCACGACGGCAATGCCCGCTCGGTTCAGACGGGATTGACGACAAAGCGGATCGTCGAAAATCTGGGGTGGGAAGTTGAGATCGTTCCGCAGATCGGCGTAGAGCCAGGGATCAAGATGACCCGCGATCTGCTGAAGAGTGCATTTGTGTCTGATGGGCCGGGATGCGCAGTCCTTGTTGAGCATATGCGCCGTTATACACGCGCCAAATCAGGGCACCCGAAGCACGACGAGCACTCGCACTGCGCAGACAGCGTGCGCGGCGTGGCCGTAGCAATGCAGCAGTTCAAGAACGTCTCGGAGAGGAAGCGCCACCAGAAGGCGATGGCGGCGCAGGTACGCGTGATTCCTACAGTGACGCACTGGGGCAATGCAAGTCGATGACCATGCTGATGCGGTCGACCGACGATTCGTTCCGCACTTCATGCTCAAGCTCATTTCTGAACCAGAACAGCCGGCCGGTCAACATCTGCATCGCCTCATCCTTGCTTCCGTCGCTTTCCTCGCCGCAGTAGATCACCGCGCCCGGTTGCCCCTGAATGACCAGGTGGAAGCGGCGCCAGTACCTGACGTGTTCCGGCGTGTCTGCGTGTCGGAAGATCCGGCCGCCCGGGCGAATCCGGTTGACCATCACCCGCCCGATGCGCGTCGCCCGCGTGAAGCGTGCGAGATCGAACACGAAGTCATGCGCTTGCGGCAGGGCATCCCACGCCGGACAGCAGATCGACTCGTGCTGGTCATAGCCCGGAAGCTGATTCGCCTTGTACAACTCGATCTGCTCGTCAGTCAGGCCGGTGGCGATCTCCGGGAAGCGCAGCATGATCGTATCGGTATCGCCAAACGGGCCTTGCGGGTACTTGCGCAGGAAATCGTCGGCAGCCCAGCGTGACGGCTCCATGGCGATGGCCAGCGCGAGTGCGCCGACATCCATTCCGTCTTTGATGATTCGAAAGTTGCGCATCAGAAAGGGATCCGGAAAACGACGATGATGGCGCCGAGGGCGGCGATTGCGGTGGCCCAGCCGAAGATGACCTTCAGAACGTGCAAGCCATTGCGGCGCGCATCGGCGATCAGTTGCGCGGGCATCGATAAAACTTCAGCTGCTGCATCAATCGCCGAGTCGCGCGTCAGGTAGAGCATGCGAAGCACAGCGAGCCCGATGAACAGGGAGAACGTGACTGATGGCGGCAGCAGGAACGCCGCAGCAATTAAGGCCCAAATAGTGACGATTAACCACATGATTTTTCCTTTTCCTCTTCTATATCGGTCTGCTTTTCAAGCATCGACCGAATGATCTCAGCAACCGAGTAGTCGCGGCGCTGGGCAATTTTCTCAAGTCGCTTTATCAGCGGCTCCGGAAGGTGTACTTGAGTGCGTTTCATGTGTGCATGATAGACGTATTTCGCACTCCGATACAGGGTTTTTGCGTATACTGCAAGCGTTACAAATCTCCACCTAAAGGGGTGAGCGAATGGACCAGCTAGACGAACAACAAACGGGCGTACTCGAAGGGCAAACGGCTACACCGACGCCGGCTCCAGTTCTGTTCGATGACGAACAGGAGATCGAAGGCGGCGAAGGTGAGGGGAATCAGGATCCGGCCGGCGAAGTAGTCGAAGCGCTTGAAGGCGAAGAAGCGGCACCGCAGCAACAGGAAAGCCGCACGTTCCGCAAGCTGCGCGAGATCAGTAATGCAGCGCTGAAAGACAAGCGGCGACTGGAGCGCGAGCTGGAGGAGGTGCGCGCGAAGCTGCCGAAGCCGGAGCCGACGCTGGCCGCCAAGCCGACGCTCGATCAGTACGATTACGACGAGACGAAGTTCAGCGAAGCCTATGACCGCTGGATGGAGCAGAAGGCCGCGATGGACGCGGCGGATCGCCAGAAGCTCGACGCGCAGCGTAAGCAGGAGGAAGAGGTCGAGACCTTCAAGAAGTCGTACAAGGCGCGCGCAGATTCGCTCGGCGTCGAAGATTTCAGCGAAGCAGAGACCGAAGTCGGATCCATGCTGAACCAGACGCAAACCGGTCTGCTGATGCGCGGCGCCGATGATCCCGCCGTGCTGGTCTACGCCCTGTCGAAGTCTCCCGCGCGCCTGATCGAACTCTCGCGCATCACCGATCCCGTCAAATTCACCGTGGCAGTCGCCAAACTGGAGATCAACTTGGCTACGAAGAAATCAACCCGGCCGGCACCGGAACCGCGTATCTCGTCGGAGCGCAGCGCGACCGGGCACAGCGCGTCATCGTCGGCACTGGAAAAGCTCCGCGACGAAGCGGCGCGCACTGGCGACTACTCGAAGGTCGTCGCCTACAAGAAGCAGAACGGAATTTCTTAATGCGCCAATTGCTTAGGATCGCTTGATTAATATAACCGTAAGTAGTAGTATTCGCGAAATTGCTGGTCGGAGCGCATAAGAGCCCATTCCTCATGCGCTTCGACACAGCTAGCTTCACGTATCTCATCACATCGGCGCAATGGCGTCAGTCCTGGTGGATGCGAAATCTGTGGTCCGCGCGGCCATTCATTTTTCGTCTCTTATTCAGGACTCGACACCATGTCAAACCCGCCGTCAGCCCCTTTCCTGTCGACCGCCAACTCTTTTTCGAAGGAAGAGCGCGTCGCATTCGAACGTCTCCTCGAAGGCTTCAATGACCAGTTGGTCATGTCGAAGGCTGTTACCGTGTTCCAGAACGATCAGACCATGATGGCGCGCGCCGGCGATATCATCCGCCGCCCGATGCCGTACATCGCCCGTTCGTTCGCAGGCCTCGACCAGTCCGCCAACTTCGTCGGCAAAACGCAGCTCACCATGCCGGCCGCGATCGACACGATCCGCAGCTCGCCGTGGACGATGGACGCGACCGAACTGCGCGACGCGCTGCAAGAGAACCGCCTCGGCACCGCCGCAAAACAGAAGATCGCATCGGACATCAACCTGTCGGTGGTGAACGCTGTGTCGACGCTCGGCACGCTGGTCGTGAAGCGCACCGTTGCTGCGACCGGTTTCGACGATCTGGCGCAGGCTGACTCGCTGATGAACGAATCGGGCATCGACTACGAGGGCCGCTATTCGGTGTTTGGCTCGCGCGATTACAACGCGATGGCCGGCAACCTCGCCAGCCGCGCGTACATCGTCGAAGGCCAGAAGGCCGCCAACGCCTACGAAATGGCAACGGTGGGCCGGCAGGTCTCGGGCTTCGAGCGCGTGTTGAAGGCTGACTACATTGCCCGTCTGACGGCTGCGGCCGGTGTGACGGTCACGGTGAACGGCGCGAACCAGTTCACGACGCCCAAGGCGCTCGCCGCGAGCCCGAGCGGCCCGCTGCAATCAAACGTCGACAACCGCATTCAGGCGCTGGCGATCACCGTCACGTCGGGTACGGTCAAGGTTGGCGACGCGTTCAATATCGCGGGCGTGAACAACGTTCACCCGATCACGAAGGTGGATACCGGCCAGCTCAAGACGTTCCGCATCGTCAGCATCGTTTCGGGTGCGGGCGGTACGGGTACGGTCATGATCGCACCGGCGATCATCTCGGGCCAGGGCGCCACGGACGCTGAACTCGCGTACCAGAACGTGACGGCGACGCCGGCCACGGGCGCGGCTATCACGTGGCTCAACACGGTATCGACCGGCGTGAACTGTTTCTGGAAGAAGGAAGCGGTTGAAATCCTGCCGGGTCGCCTCGCCGTTCCTTCGGACCAGGGTCTCGCAGTGATGCGCGGCACGACCGATCAGGGCATCGAGATCGTGATGACCAAGCAGGCGCACATCGAGACGTACAAGTCGCTGTATCGCGTCGACGCATTCTGGGGCACTTCAGTGACGAACCCGGAAATGGCCGGCATCATCCTGTTCAACCAGACGTAAGCAACGTTTTCTGGGCGCCCTTCGGGGCGCTTCGCTTATCTTTGGGGGAACGCAATGGCGACTACCAGCGAGGCGCGTGCGCTTCCATTCTTCACGGATCTCTACGGCCAGCCGCTTGAGTCCGGTTCCATCTACATCGGGCAGGCGGGTCTTGATCCCGTCGCCTATCCGGCTGTCGTCACGTCCGATCTTGCTGGCTCTGTCGCGGTCGCCCAGCCGATCAGGACAACACACGGCCATGCCGCCGCAGCCGGCGCACTGATTCATCTGTTCACTCCGATCCCATACTCGATCACGATCCTCGACAGTGCTGGCCGTGTCGTCTATGCGTCGCTGAGCGAGACCGATCCGATTCTGACGGCGTTCACGACTTCGAGCGTTCAAAGCGTGCCGGATCTGCCTACGCTGCGCGCGCGGGTTGGCTCGTCGACGAATCAGGTTTGGGTTGCAGGAAATGGGATGTACATCTTCGACCCGACAGACCACATTTCGCCAGAAAGCCTTCCTGATGTCGTTGTGGGCTCCGACGGCTCCCGGTACAAGCTGAGCACGCAGTATGCCTTCGGTTTTTATTTGAAGGTGTTCTCAGCAAGTAATCCGGTATCTCAGGGCGCTTATTTCAGCTGGAATGATCTCGGCGATGGCGCCGCCGTCCTGACGGACAACCAGGGATCGGGAGCGGGCGGTTTCGTCTTTCGGACGGTCAATCTCGGTGCCACTATAGAACTCGGTCGCGTCACATTTTCACCTGTTGGCGGAATTGTCGCCGGTGGGGATGTCCGGTCGGCTGGAAATCTGATCGCTCAGGGCGGCATTGTTTCGCTTCTCAGTGATGGGTCGCGCGCTCTGTCGTGGGACGCGGTTAATTCCCGATACACCCTCCCAGGTGCTCCGCTTTCCGTGAATGGCTCACTAGCTATCACGCAGGCAACGCTTCAGGCGGCGATTCTCGCCAACCAGCAGGCCAATGGTGTGGGCGCTGTCGCATTGGGCACCAGTTCCGCAGTAAGTCCGGTTCTGCCGGGAACATGGGTCCAGACCGGGACTGCATCGAATTCCGTGTTCCTTTGGGTGAGGACTGCATAAATGGACTACCACTCGATCGCTAATCCGGTGTGGTGCGACGCCGCGCATTCGATGGTTTTGATCGACATCGTTTTCCCATCGCTCGGGACCGAACCCGTCAAATTCGCTGCTTCTCCCAAAGATGTCATGCCGTATGGGCGCGATATTTTCGATGCCCTGATCGCCGGCCAATATGGCCCAATCGCAGAGGCCACGATACAACAATGACCACTATCAATGATCTTTGCGTCACGAACTCGGTATGCCCTGACGACAAGCTGCCTGTGTGGCAGAACGCAAATGGGGTAACTCGGGCGCTGCCGATCTCTGTATTGGATGCACGGTATCTGACGCAAGCCGAAATCGCTTTGCTAGTGATCAGCCCGAACGTCGAACAATTCGTGTCGAGCATCCTGCCGAACCCTGGTGGATTGCCGACGTTTGTAGCGGGGACCTCGCTGGGTCTCACGCTCGCGAACCAGTACATGTCGGCATCGAATGTCGAGCTGTTCTTCGACGGCGTTTTCCAGGGCCCGGACCAATACTCGATTGTGGGATATGGAATCACCTTCAAATCGCCGATTCCGGATGGCGTGTCGAATATCTATATCCGCGGCGGCGTCTCGCGACTCGTCGGTGCGCCGAGCAACGGAACCGTTACCGATGTGTCACTCGCGCCCGGCAGCAAGGTCTACAGCCGCGTCAACAGCACTGCTTCTCTGAAAGACTACGGTGCTATCGGCGACTGGAACGGGAGCAACGGCACCGACAACAGCAACGCGATTCTGCAAGCAGAGGCATCGTCATTCGAGCGGATTTATGTGCCGGAAGGGACGTACTATCTCGCGAATCCGGCCGTGTCGATTGCCAACACGATGCTGAAGAAGTATTTCGGGCCGGGGAAGTTTATCGACT